ACACCCTATACAGAGTCTAAAAAAATAAACCTTATTATAGTTCTTCAATAACTATATTCCAAATAACATAAAATATTAGGAGAAATCACATGAGTGATTTATTAAAAGAAGCCATTGCTGATGCAAAAGCCGTACGTCAAACTGCGCTCGCAAATGCAAAGATGGCATTAGAAGAGGCATTCACTCCTCAACTGAAATCTATGTTGAGTGCTAAACTTCGCGAAGATGATGATGAGCTAGAAGATGAGGTTCCTGGCGAAGAAGAGCTTACGGCACAAGATATCGTTCCTGGAGATGAAGAAGAGCTAATGGCTCAAGATGAATTTCCCGGTGAAGATGAAGTTCCGTTGGAACAAGATGTCGTTCCAGGTGAAGAGGAAGAAGTTCCGTTCGAACAGGATGAATTTCCTGGTGAAGAGGAAGAAGAAGTCATTGAAATAAATGGTGTAAAATATGCACCAGTTATTGCTGAAGATGATGAAGAGTTAGAAGACGAAGTTCCGCTAGAACAGGATGTAGTTCCTGGTGAAGAAGATGAACTTGACCTTGAAGCAATTATTAAAGAGCTTGAAGATGAGTTGGGTGATGAAGAAGAAGTAACGGAACAAGATGATGCTTATGATCAGAATGTTGAAAATAAGAAGAATTCTGAACTCCATGAGGAAGATGAAGATGAAGAAATAGAGGTTGATGAATCGCTATTTAAAGAAGAAGAGGATGAAGATGAATTGGAAGAGCAAGATGATGCTTATGATCAGAATGTTGAAAATAAGAAGAATTCTGAACTCCATGAGGAGCTGAAAGAATATAAAACAGCTGTTCGTTTTCTCAGAGATAAACTTCATGAAGTAAATCTTTTGAATGCTAAACTTCTGTTTACAAACAAATTGTTTAAGGAGTACGCACTGACGAATACTCAGAAAATGAAAGTAGTAGAAACATTTGATCGCACACAGACAACACGTGAGATCAAACTTGTATATTCTACTCTACATGAATCATTTTCTGATACCACAGGTGTGACTCGTAAAGTTAAAATTAAAGAATCGGCTAGTGCGAAATCCGGCTCGACTAAACCTTCTCGTAAAGTAATTACTGAAGAGAATCAAGTCGCGGACAGGTTTAAAAAACTCGCTGGTTTAATCAAATAACCATTTAAATTGGAGAATTACAATGAGTAATTATATTAATGAGAACTTATTAAGTTCACAACCACTTGCTAAGCAAAAAGATAATGCTAAAGCATTGGTGGTTAAATGGGAACGCACTGGCTTGTTAGATGGTCTGGATGATGATTGGGGTAAGAGTTCAATGGCACAGTTGCTTGAAAATCAGGCACGGCAATTGATCAAAGAAGCTCCTTCAACCACCAGTCCTTCTGCTGGTTCAGTAGGTTCCGGGTTCAAAGGTGATGAGGAATGGTCAGGTGTTGCACTTCCACTGGTTCGTAGAATCTTTGGTGAGATCGCTGCACAGGATTTCGTTTCTGTTCAACCGATGAATCTACCTTCAGGTCTTGTTTTCTATCTTGATTTCCAGTACGGAAATGCAAGAGGTGGAATGACAAAAGGCAGTTCACTAATGGGCAAAACAGGTCCATTTTCACCCTCTGGTTCAGAAGCTCCTTTTGGAAAAGATGGTCTGTACGGTGCAGGTCGTTATGGCTATACAGCCGCAACCAGTTCAACTACACTTACCGGTATGACGGTTGCGACAGCAACGATGGCGGATATCAACTTTGACGCTGATATCAGTGCATCTGGCTTGTTTAAACTAACCGGTACATTCCCAGCAACTGACGGTGATAAAGAATCAGTCAGAGCATGGGAAGTAGATCACACAGGTTCAGCCGGACAGGGATATGCTAAAGATTCCGGTACAGCTGTACAGGTGGTACATTATCCACAGTTTAATACTGTTGGAGGTGCCGATGGTTCAACTGGCACATTTACTGCAGTCATTTCATCATCCGCATCCGCAACAGCATCTATTTTTGCTTCTGTTGGGTATATCAAGCGTACAACTGAAGCTGCACGTGGTGATTTTGAGGATACAACTGGTAACGCTACATCAGATACACTTGCGATACCTGAGGTTAACTTAGAACTGAAATCACGTCCGATAGTTGCCAAGACGCGTAAGTTGAAAGCAGTCTGGACTCCTGAGCTAGCTCAAGATCTTAATGCTTATCACAGTGTTGATGCAGAAGCTGAATTGACATCAATGTTGAGTGAATATATTTCGATGGAAATCGATTTGGAAATACTCGATATGTTGATCGCAGATGCAACTACAGTTGATTACTGGTCTGTTAAGCCCGGTAATGATTACAATGCTGGCACCGATG